ATTATTTAATGAAGTAAATGGAGATCCACTACTACCATTTTCAGCAGAGTAAACTTTCCAAGTACTACCAGTATATACTTCTACTGCTGAAGTATCTGTATTCCAACGTATATAACCTGATTGTGGACTGCCTGGTCTTTCAGCAGTTGTCCCTGTAGGTAAACGCAATGCACCAGTGCCGTCATGATAAATATTCCCTTGAACATTTAATGTTTGTCCTGCGGGTATATTTGTCTGACTGATTGTAGCAGCGGTACCTGCTAAATGTGCAACTGTTAACGTGCTCATACCATTAGTATTTTCTTCTATTTATTGCCCAAAGTTCGGAAACTCTTCAACCCATGCTGTAGCAATATATTTTGTCCCATTTAAAGGTGGATTACCTCTATGTGCATGTGTCCATGCTGTAGGACATATAGTAAATTTTCCCTCTTCAGGTTTGATTCTTACATGTTGATATAAAAATTCAGTCTCACCACCCTCATAGTCATCATTAATGTATAACTGAGTAGTTAGAAGTCTATAAGGTGTTGATGGAGTACATTCATAATGCCAGTTATGAAACCCTTGTCCAGGTTCAGTTCTTTGCAATTTGCACATTGTATGCTGGAATTTTCTTCCAACTAACACATCATATTTCTTACCATAATCATTCAAAGCATCTTCTGTTAAGAAGTTCCATGCTCTATAGACTGCCCTTGATAGGTTATCATGCCAAAAATCAGGTGGTAATTCATGTACAAAAATTTGCTGGTCACTAACGGCACCGTTCTGACCAGCAGTTCTGTTAAATGCTTTACCTTGTCCTCGTATAAAATTGTAATACTCAATTAAATTATCTCCTCTAAGATTAGTCTTATACTCGGAGATAAAATTATCATGATGTATCACATCTAGGATCTTAGGATCCATTCCATCTTTAGTAAACCCCATAGTTTATCCACTGGTCCACCGACCATCATTGTATATCTGTAGTTTACCATCAGTTTCGTTAAAACGCAACTGTCCTTGTCTATGTCCTCTTCTAGGTGCGTTAGTAAATTGTGCTGCTTCAAATTCTGCTGATGTACCAGAAGGTAATGCTAAGTGTGAATTTTGATTCATAAGTAACTGACTATCATCATTAAATATCATATCTGCCTCTGCTTTTAAAGTGACAGTGAAGTTAGGTGATAACCCTTCAATATTACCAACATTCAGTTTACTATTCATCTAATACTCCATGCTGCGTTATTTTCTACGGTGACTGTAAATCCGTTGTTAATTGCTATCGGACCTGCACTCATCCCGTTGGTATATTTTGCGTCCCCGTTTGCTGTGGGTCCGATTGTAATATTCTCTGCTATTGCTGCTGCATTTGTTCTAATAACACTATCTGTTCCTACAGCAGGTCCACCACCAGAAATTGATGCCCAACCAGCACTTCCAGTACCGTCATCTGCCTTGTATATTTCAGCAGCATCATTGTCTGTGTTAAATCTTATTGTACCTACACTAACACCAGTAGGTCTGTTTGCTGTTGTACCAGCAGGAATCCTTAATACACTATTGGCATTGAGGAAACTTAATGTTGTTATGATTGCTTGAGTGCTAGTGGAAATCTGATTCCCACTAATCTGGGTAATTGCCATGATACTTTATTAGATGGGGAACTCTTTGATGTGGACAACATCAGAAGCAAGTGGTGCATCAGTAAAGACTACGTTTGCTCCTCCTGCGTCTACGGTATAGTTGGTACCAGCGATTTGGACAACACCATTTAGAGTAACTAATACAGAATCGTCAATGTGTGCTATACCTCCACTATATGTAGAAATTGCGAATGTTAATGTGCTACCATCACCTGTATATGTCTTAGTAATATACTTATCAGCAGCAACACCACCTCGACCAGTTACAACTAAGTCGCCATCAATCTTAACGTTGCCTAGGATATTCATTCGATATCCACTAACAGCAGCAGTACCAATACCCATATGTTGAGTACTTGCAAATGTTGCAATATCAATAATACCAGTATCAGTTAAACCAAACTCCTTCCATACTTGGTTATAGTAAATCCAACCAAGAGATTTACCTGGAGTCCAGTTAATATTATAAACTAAGTCTCCATCAGCAGGAGTAGTGTAACCAGTGATGTTAGAGAAGTCAGGTAGTCCACTTGCATCTTCTGGTGCAAGTAATGTCTGTTTGATAACTGTACCATCTTGGTTATAGTATGAAATTTTCTTCGCTTGAATGTTATTCGTAAAGGTTGTTAGACCTTGGAATGTAACTGGACCTGCAAAGATTGATTCTAACTGGTTAGATGCACCACCAATTACGGTTAGTTTATCTGTTAGTACCAATTCAGAGAAGGTTTCAATAGTAGTATTCTCTTCACCAATAACATTAAGTTGTGCAATATCTTCGTTTGTTATCTGACCTGTAACTGGGTTAATAACCTGGTTACCAATGAATAGGTCACCATTAGAGTTAAGACCAGAGTAGAAAGCAACTCCTGCTTCTTCTTTAATTGACTGAGAGAATTTAACTTGGTCATTAGTTAGTGTCTCTACTTGTGTCTGAGGGAATGCAGTAGAATAGTTGCCTGGACCGAAACCAAGGTACTCAAATGTATGGTTACCAGATCTAAGTATGGAATGTCGTCGTAATTCACAAGGAATGGGTGCGACTGTTCCGTCATTGTTTTCTCTGACATTAATCTTTCTGGTCTCCTCATCACCAGCACGAGCAGTAACTGCAACGCTAGACAATCTTGCATTAACTGAATCATAGTTGGGAGTTGTGCCTGGTTGTGTCCATCCTGTATCTGATAATAAGAATTGAATTGATTCCTTAGTAATAGACAGTTTAGGATCAAGTGCTGGAGTAGGTGTAGCACCATCAGTTGCATTAACTAGACCAATAGTTTCGTTGTCAGCAACAGAAATAGCAGCACCAGGATCAGCAAGTGGGTTGTCTCTGTCGAATGTTGGATAAACTTCATTGACGTTCTGTGAGAACTTCCTGTCATTGAAGTTAGCAGTTGATGGAGCAATACTTGCACATAGTAATGTCAAGTAATAGATACCATCACTAACACCTCTTTCAAACTTCTGCACAATTTCCATATCATAGACATAGAAACATCTGTTTAACTTATAGGATGTAGTGTCACTATTAAGTGGTTGTAATACATAACCAGAGATAGGATCTCTTGGTAATGGATTAGTCTTATCCTTGTCTATAACGTAGCGAACACGATATGTCCTGTCTGCCAAGTCTCTACTATCTGGGATACGGTTAAGGAATGTAGTAGGAGTGAAGTTAACAGTGTTGTAAGTAGTATTAGTAGAAAGTGTGGTATAGATACCGTTATTTGTTGCAGATACCGATAGATACCATCCACCAGTGCTAACAACGCCATTGATTGTATAAGTTGCACTATCATATTGTAAAGGAGATCCAGCAGTACCAGCATCTTTACCAGATACACTAGGACCATAAGGTGAAATACTTGCAGAGTGAGTGGTTGCTACGGAAGCACCTTGAGCAACAAGTAAGCAGTTTAGTTTATCTGCTATAGCACTGCCTCCAGTACCATCTTGTCTAGCACCAATCGTGTAACCCTGAACTCTATTTGTTGGTGGTGATGCTTGAACTGTATAACCATATAGATACAGTCTTGTTCCTGGTGTACCACCCTGTCCTGCTAATGCAGAGTTAATTGTTTTAGTTCTTGGAATGTCAATGTTAACCCAGTTAACTGATACCTCATCACCAAAGATGACGTTACCATTAACTACTCCAGTATTATTAGTAGTAAGTGTAACTACCCTTGTGGATGTATTGACACTACCTACTGTTGTACTAGCAGCAATATTTGTGCCAGTAACATTCATACCTTGAAGCACACCCTCGATTGAACCATCATTTGCGAGTGTGATTGTATTTGCTCCACTTGCACCAGTAGCAGTTGTTGAAATAACATCAAGTGCTTTAGGTGGTACAACGTGAGATATTGTTCCTGCCTTATCTTTAGAGAATGCTTTTGCCTTAAATCCAGCAGACCTAAGTGCAATGCTACCAAAGTTACTGTTAGAGTTGGTAATTGACATGTCACCACCACTTTCAGCAGTGAAGTGACCTTGGAATCCAACAGCGAAAACAGAAACTGCCTGAATGAAAGCATCATTAGATGCCATGATGTGTCTGTGTCCCCATCCCTTACGGTATTCAGCGAAACCGTCTAGGTGAGCACCATCTCCAGCAGTTGCTACGTCATAGTTACCAGTTGATGCGTTATATCTAACGAATGCTCTATCATCTTTCTGTAGTGATAGTCCAGTAAACTGAGCAACAACCATTGATTTGAAACCAGTTGCCTTGCTACCATCAGCGTGCATACCATTCATACCCCACACACTTCTTAGTGATAGGTTGAAAGCATAAGGTGATGCAGAGTCAACAGTATCAATCTCAGTCTTAACTGTTATATTAGTACCTACTGCGTTTCCTGTAGGTTCTCCTTGCATCTGATAAGTAAATACATTACCTGATGCTGATGTGACGGTGAAACTGCCGTTATACAACGAAGCATCGACTTCCGATTGTGGACCAGTTGATCCAGTAACACCAGAGATGTTAATGTTAACACCAACAGAGAATCCGTGGTCTCTTGGATTGTCAAATTCATCGACAGTAACAGCAGTTGCCGTTTGTCCGTTTCTTGTAATTTGTAGAACTCTGTATTCATCTGAAATAGGTCCAACGATTCTGTTTTCTTCTACCCTTGCCTGTATTTGGTCAGTTGTAGGATCACCAGAAGTATCAGGAATTGTAGCAAATGCTTTAGATATCTTCTGATAATAGATGTCTAAGTCAGTTCTCGAAAGTATATTTGGAACAGCAGAGTAATCTGCATTAGGAACAGTTCCATTAGAAATAAGAGTTGATAATGGATTTAAACCATCAGCAAACTCAAAACAAGTTAATCTATGATGAGAGAACTTAGGTGCTAGTGTTTCTACACTATCAGGTTTGAAATATACACCTTCTTCTGCACCATCAAAGAATGAGAATTGCCAGAAGTAAGTACCACCAGTTACTTTGAAGATTGCTGTACGTGGGGGAACTTGCTCTTCTGTGTTAATACCCTTAGCAGCAAATGTTGTAGGGTATGGAACATATTTTGGAATTATTTTAGTTCTTCTAAGATCACTACCAACTACAGAACAACCTCTGGGTACGATAACTCCACCTTCAACAGAGTTGTATTTGTATAGTACATTATTAGCAGAAGTTAAATCTAGGTTAGAGTTAGCATCAATAGGAGCAACGTTTGTATATAATACATCACCAGGTCTATTATCTATTTCATATACTGCTGGATATAAGTAAATTGAAAATGCGTCAAATTCGTCATTACTTAAACCAACTCTATATGAAAATCGTGCCACCTCAAGGAAAGCACGTTGTAAACTTTTAAACGGACGTAATGCCGAGTTACCCCTATTATCAATAGCATCAGATGCATCGAAATCATCAGGGTTTACGTAGATAATACGTCCAGTTCTGGACGTAATAATATTCTTTAACCTAGTTAGTGACATTACGTTACGCTATTCCTATATGGTTATTTATTAGATACCTGCTTGGGCAAATGCCTTAGTTGGGAATGCAGTGCTGTTATCTTCAAACCCAATGAGACTAAATGAATTGTTTGCAGTAGTACTGTTAACAATCAATCTTTCTCCAGGTCCAACAACAATAGAAGTTATTCTATCTACTTCATTGTTACCATTGGTAACACCATTAACAATATAATTTGAATCCTCAAGAACAGTAGTATCTACATCAACAGAACTAACAGTTACCGTATTACGATCAGCAAGACTATTTTTAGGTACATCTCTAAATGTATCCGA